AAATCTGCAACTTGCCTTTATGAAAAAATTGGCGATATCGTTATTGTCAATGTCACCGTCATTATGAACGCAACATCTTTAGGCGGAACATCTTCAATATCTTTGCTCAATATGCCTTTCTCAAACAAATCGGATGTGATTGTTCATGATATCGGCATAAGCAAAAACGGCGGAATGTTCAGAGGAAGTGTAAATAAATCGGCTTGGTTGCAGTTTACTCCGCTCAATAAACAGGCTTATAATTTCGTCGCTGATGAGCAGGTAAACTTTTCTTTGATTTACAAAATATAAAAATAACGGAGGTATGAAAAAATGGAACTTAAAGAAAAAATCACACTCGATATGCTCACGAAGGACAGCGTGTCGGTACTCAGACAACAGTTTTTGACCTTTAACGGTGAAGAAATGCAGGTAGGCGGAAACATCCGCAACGCATACATGAACAGCAAATCGGGCAGAGAACAGATCAAAACGGTGCTGTCTGATGAATACTATAACGCAGTAATGGCGGTGTGGGGTGATAACCCCACTGTAGATGATCCGATGATAGAAGAAAGCGAGGAAACATAATGAAGAAAATCAACTGGAAGCAGAAACTTACAAGCAGGAAATTTTGGGCAGCGGTAATCGGTTTTGTTACAGCACTCCTTATGGGATTTGGAGTAACAGAAACCGAAACTGCACAGGTTACATCAATTATTATGTCCGCAGGTACGATGATAGCATATATCATCGGCGAAGGCATGGTTGATGCCAACAGAAACGAATAACAATGAAAGCGAGGAATAGTAATGGCAAAGAAAATCTATCTCAGCCCGTCAAATCAGTATGCAAATTCATACGCATACGGCAATACCACAGAAATGGAACAATGCAATAAGATTGCAATTGCAGCAGAAACCGCCTTGAAGCGTTGCGGATTTACTGTAAAGCGTGCTCCGAAAGGTCAGAATATGTACACATCAATTTCTGAAAGTAATAACTTTGGAGCTGATGTCCATGTTTGCATCCATACAAACGCTGGTGGCGGCAAGGGTACAAATGTATTTGTTTATAACCGTTCTGCGGAAAATCTCAAGTACGCACAGCCGGTTTACAACGAACTTGTAAAGCTCACAGGTGTAGGTAGAGGCATTTCAAAAAATGAACTTGCTGAGATTAATTCAACACACGCCAAATGCGTATATTGTGAATGTGAATTTCATGACAGTTCAAATCTTGCAAAGTGGATTATCAACAATACCACAAAACTCGGCGAAGCTATTTGTAAAGGCTTATGCACAGCTTTTGGCGTTACATACAAATCTGCAAACTCGTCGGCTCATGATAAAATCACGAGCGAAAGTAAGCTCAAATCAAAGGCATACGCATACGGCGACTGCAAAAACCTTTGTACAATGCCTAAAAATTCAAGTATTACACACATTTTCGATGACGGTTACGGCTGGAGTAAAATTAAATATAGAGGCAAAGAAGGCTATGTTCAAAATACAAGAATTAGCAACAATTCTTCCTTGTCGAAGTATCCGAAGATGACCGCTAAATCAACCGCACCTATCTACACTCACCCCGACAAGAAAGTTAAATTTGGCATAATCCCTAAAGGTACAAGAGTAACCGTGCGTTACATTGTAGAAAGGGGTAAAAATGCAGGAATGGCAGAAATTGCCTACCCAAAGAGCAACAGCATTGTATTTGTTTACCGCAAGTTTTTAAAGTGATTTTTTGATCCATAATAACGCCCCTAAAAAAAGTTATTATGGAGGTAAAAATGCGTAGCTTTATGGGCTGGATTGGTGGCAAAAGTCACCTTAAAAATCAGATTATTTCACTCATCCCCAGCGACAGTAACCGCTACATAGAGGTGTGTGGCGGTGCAGGCTGGGTCTTATTCGGTAAGGATAAAATCAAAGGTCAAATGGAGGTATTTAATGACGTTGACGGCGACCTGATTAACCTTTATAAGCAAATAAAATACAACTGTTCAGCACTTCAAAAAGAGGTTGACTGGTTACAATCTCGAGAGCTGTTTTCGCAATATCGCTATGAGATTGAGCAACAAGTTGAACTTACGGACTTACAGAGGGCGGCAAGGTATCTTTACTTAATCAAATGCAGTTTCGGCAGTAATCGCTATTCGTTCGCAACTGCTCCTAAAACGATTGATAACATTGTTTCTGAACTCCCGAAATACAAGGAGCGATTAAAAAGTGTAATCGTTGAAAATAGAGACTTTGAAGACCTCATAAAAACATATGACAGAGAATCTGCCTTGTTCTATGTAGATCCGCCATACGTAGCTTCTGAACGCTACTATAACCGCAATTACAGTAAGTTTAATAAGGATGACCACGTCCGTTTAAATGCCGTTTTAAAGGGGATTAAAGGGCGTTTTATCCTATCCTATAACGATTGCGATTTCATTCGTGACTTGTATAAAGGTTACAATATAAAGTGCGTAAGTAGGCAAAATCTACTCCCTGCAACCCCCGATAATTGTGTGGAGTTCAAAGAAGTTATCATAACCAATTACTGATTTGGTAATAATATTACCAATTAAGCAAAATAATAACGCAGTAGTATATTATATTACTCGGGGCGTTATTATGATTAAAATTCATTTGTCTGATTTGCTTGGCAAATACCGCATAACGCAGGCTGAACTTGCCCGTAAAACAGGCATAAGACCTGCAACAATATGTGATATATATAATGAGATGTGTGACCGCATTAACCTTGAACACTTGGACAGAATATGCGAAGTCCTTGGTTGTGATGTTGCTGACATCCTTGAATATCAGCCAAATAAGATTAAAAAGACCGGCACAAATCTCATTTTAGAGCAAAACGGCAACCGAAAAAAGAATAATTAACACAAAAAACACCTTGCAGATGAGTAAAATCTCTGCAAGGTGTTTTTATTTTTTTGGAAATATTTCTGCAACAATATGCAAAAATCTGATTTTTAAATTTTTCCATTTAGTGCGAAAAGTTTTTTTAATTTGTGCGAAAAGCGACAGCTGTCGCTCTACAAATGACGGCTATAAATGCACAAATACAAAGTTCATTGACGGTATCTGCGCAGGCGGAGCAAACCCCGGCGTTAAGTCGGTTTACAATGCTATCTCAAAAAGCCTTGCAAATGATTCAATTGTTCCAAGCTTTGCATCTGCAATCGCCTCAAAGGCTGAAACCTATGAGATGAAATACTCTGACGGAAAGTACACTTTAACTCTTACTGACAGCAATAGTATTCTTTCGGATTTCAGTTTCAAGACAACAAGCGGTGTGAGTGTATCTGTATCAGGAAACAAGCTGACGCTCATCTCCTCAAATCCCGTCAACGATGCAGTAACATTCAACTCTACAAAATCAATGCCGAGCGTAGGAAATACAACCCTTATTCCATATGGTGACGCAAGCTTGCAGGATGTTGTCACGCTGATGGCGAACTTACGAAAAAACAAAGAACCGTTATTGCATTGTTCTGTGTTCATAGAGCTTAAAGCCAAGAGTAAGCAGAAATTGAAGGAGTTGCAAACCGATATTGCAATGGAGCTGACACGCTCCAAGATTGAAGTGGATAGATTAACGCTAAGGCAGAAAGAAGGCTTCTTGTCGGTGAACCCCATAGGTTCAAATCAATTCGGACTTTTGTATGAAAGAGTGTTGCCTGCTTCATCTGTTGCAAATCTGTTTCCGTTTAATTTCAGTGGTAAGACAGATCCAAACGGTTTGTATATCGGCAGAGATAAGTACGGCACTAATATTCTCGTTGATTTTGACAGACGAACAGAGGATAAGACAACGAGTAACATTCTTATTCTCGGAAACTCAGGTCAGGGTAAATCGTATTTATTGAAACTTATCCTTACAAATATTCGTGAAAGCGGAAAGAAAATCTTATGCCTTGATCCCGAAGCGGAGTATGAGGATTTGACAAATGCCCTCGGCGGTTGTTACATTGATTTTATGTCGGGCAAATACAAAATCAATCCGTTAGAACCAAAGGATTGGGGTGATGCAAATGAAGAAGTTGACTCCAAAACACCCGAACCGTTTAAGCGTGTTAACCGATTATCACAGCACATTGCGTTCTTGAAAGACTTTTTCAGAACCTACAAGGATTTCACGGACGCACAGCTTGATACAATAGAAATTCTGATTATGAAGCTGTACGCACGATTCGGCATAACCGACACAACCGATTACAGTACAAAGAAACCGTCAGACTTTCCTGTTATGTCTGACTTTTATGACTTGTGCGAAGAAGAATATATGACCTACGACCACAAGCGAAAGTATCTTTATACAGAAGAAATCTTGCAGGAGGTTTGTCTGGGTATTCATAGTATGTGTGTAGGTTCAGAATCAAAGTATTTCAACGGACACACCAACATTACCGACGACAGTTTCCTCTGTTTCGGCGTAAAAGGTTTACTTGACACTAACAAAAGACTCAAAGATGTTAAATATAATTATTGTTCGAAACCGAATAGGATGTAATTAAACGAGATGACCTTTATTGTTTATCTCGTTTTTATTTAGTGAAAAATATGTTTATATTTCAAAAACTATTTTAATTAACTAGTTTGCAAAAAAGTATTATTGATTCTCTTGACAACTTTGAATTTATACGCTAAAATTATATATAGAACATATGTTCTATATGATCGATCAAAAATATTAATTATTTATATTAGGAGGAAAAAATTATTGAGTAAGCAAGCAATTTCTCTTTCATATTTATACGGTGGAAAGTGGATAGGTTTTAGCGATCAGACAAAATCTACTATGGACTGCTTAAAGATTAAAACAAGTTCAAATGAATCTTTTTATTTACAATATAGAACTTGGAATAAGGGAATGAATGGATATTATCCATATGTAAAAAGTACTGAAAACGATTATGCAGGTTCTTCAGGTAAGCCAATTCAACAACTTCAGATTCAAGCATACAGGAATGATGGTACGAAGTTAGTATCAGGTATTGTTGTTATGTATAGAGCCTTTGTAGAAAATAAATGGCTACCATGGGTAAGTAATGCTGACCCTGAATGGATGGATAGTGTACAGAGTAAATATAATCTGGGTGGCACTTTAGATACCAGCAGCTCGTATGCCGGTATCTCCGGAAAGAATATTAGCGGAATAGAAATTCGTGTTTATAAAGAATCATCGTTAGGAAACTACTCTGGTGGTGAATCAAATCCTTCGCTAAGCTATATGGTTGGAAATGAATCTAATTGGAAGTCTTTTTCAAAAAGCACTTTGTCATCCAGAATAGATGGAATAAAAATACAGACAGGCAGTAACAAGGATTATTATTTAACTTATCGAACATGGAATGAAGGACAGTCATCTTATTATCCTGCCGTAAATAGTACAGAAAATGATTATGCAGGCTCCCCTGGAAAAGCTATTCAGAGGTTAAGTATCAATGTATATAGAAATAATGGCACAAAACTTACTTCCGGAATTATTGTTATGTATAGAGTATATACTGATTCAAGGTGGTTGCCATGGGTAAGTAACGCTGATCCTGAATGGATGAGAAATGTAAAAACTAAATATAGTTTGAATGGTACTTTAGATACAGGTTCATCTTATGCCGGCATAGACGGTAAAAATATTGGTGGCGTTGAAATTCGTATTTTTGAAGAAGATTCGTTAAATGCGGGTTCAGGTAGTTTCGTTGGTTCTGAAGAATTAATAACAACCCAGTATATGGCAAATAGTACATCTAATTGGAAAAGTTTCAATCATAAAGTAATGGCTTCTCCTATTGACGGTATTAAAATTCAGACCAATTCAAATTCGGATTTTTATTTGCGTTACAAAACATGGAACGAAGGACAATCATACTATTATCCTGAAGTAACAAGTTTAGAAAATGATTACGCAGGTTATCCAAATAAACCAATTCAGGGACTGAGTATAAGTGCATATAGTAAGGATGGAACAAAGCTAACTGCCGGTGTTGTTGTAATGTATCGTGCTTATGTTGATGGAAGATGGTTGCCATGGGTTAGTAATGCTGATCCGGAGTGGATGCAGGATGTTCAAGAAAACTATAATTTAGGTGGAACATTGGATGTCAGTTCATCATATGCCGGAATTATCGGTAAAAATATAAGCGGTGTTGAAATCTATGTGTTTAATGGCAAATCCATCTCATCATCAATCGGTAATTTATCCGGAGGCAAAGTAGCTTCAACACTTAGCTATATTGACGAAGATTCTAATTGGCATAGCTTTACTTCAACTGCAAGCTCTGTTCATATTAATGGTATAAAAATTAAAACCGACAAGGATAAGCCATATTACATTTTATACAGGACTTGGAATGAAGGAAAATCATACTATTATCCTTTTGTTAAAAGCACTGAAAATGACTATGCAGGATATCCGGGTGGCATTGTGCAGTTATTGAATATTCAAGTATATAGTAAGGATGATGTAAAACTAACATCAGGTGTAGTTGTTATGTACAGAGTGCATGTAGGAGGAAGTTGGCTGCCTTGGGTAAGTAATGCTGATCCAAAATGGATGCGTAGTGTACAGACAAAGTATAATTTAGGTGGCACTTTGGACACAGGGGCTTCCTATGCGGGTATAGATGGCCAAAATATAAACGGAGTAGAAATTTATATATATGAGGAGAATGAAATTTATACTAAGCCGCAAACACCTATAGGTAATAGTAAAATAATTCAAGCCCCGTTTATTTCCCAATTAGGCAAATATCCAACAGGATGCGAAAGTGTTACAACAGTTATGGCACTAAATCATATTGGCATAGATATATCTGTAGATAAATTTATTGATTCGTACTTAACTAAAACAGGAGTTCCTTTTGATCCCAATATTTCATTTGGAGGAAATCCCAGATATACGAGTGGGTATGGATGTTATGCACCGGTAATAAAAAAGGCATTGGATAAAGCTTTATCCGGACAAAAATATACTGCAAAACAATTATATGGTGTTTCTCTGAAAAATTTATGTTCTAACTACATAGACAAAGGAATACCGGTAATTCTTTGGGCTACTATGTATATGAATACTCCATACATAAGTTCTACGTGGACCTACAACGGAAAAACAATTAACTGGATAGCCCCCGAACATTGTTTGCTGTTAGTGGGATACGATAGTAGCCATTATATTTTTAATGACCCTTTGACTTATCAACCACAAACCTACTATAGCAAATCTTCCGTTGAAGTGGCGTATAAAGGTTTAAACTATCAGGCTATTGTTCTTGAAAAAAAGGATACTAGCACTCCTGCACCAACGCCTGCTCCTGTATATAAATATGGTGCAGTTAAAAATCCCATAAATGGAAAAATATATCCGATTGAATACTATGAAAATGGTAAGTCTTATTATAAAGAAGAGCATATAAATGAAGAAAAAACAACCAGATTAGTAAAAAATTCATTTGATGTAGCAAAATTTATTTCAGGACTTGCTTTTGATGATAGTTTGGTAGATAAAATGGATAAAGCTCCACTTATTGGCAGTATTTATGGTATTGTTATTGGCGGTATTACATCGTTTTCTGAAAGCTGGGAGTCATTATATATTGATGTTAAATACTACAAGGCAAAAAGTTCAGGTAGAAGATGGGCTAATATTGAATGCGGTGAATCAAAGTATTGCAATTTCTTTAATAATTTATTATCACTTAAAAATCAATCTATGAGAGCTCTTTATGGACGCTGGTCAGGAGCTAATATGTATTCTGCTCAAGTATGGGAAAGTACTGTTAATGATTTTGCAAAAGGACAGTATGCAAAATTTAAGGGAATAATACCAAATAACTCATATAACTATGATATTATATTTACATTTGATGAAAGACGAAAAGAGGATAAATATGTATCTCAAATTTTCTGTGGCAAAGATGGAAAAATGTATGAATATGCGCATATATATAATAGTGAAAAAATTGAAATTGTTGTTAAAGATTTTTTGGGTACAGAAATTGATCGTATAAATATTTTGCCTCAAATGAATCCTTTAAGTGAATTACCTCAAGATAAAGCAGCACTTTTTGAATTTATGAAAGCATAAATATATTAACAACATCAACAACAGCCGAAGTAGGAAAATACTTCGGCTGTAATTACAATACGTAGATTTAAAAAACATAAAATTTAATAATCTACTCCCTCTTGTTTTAGCATATTATCTTCAATTTTATAGTGTTTGGTAATTTCCATATTATCAGCAACCCACAGTGCTAAATCGCCCGAAGAAAGCTCTGCATCATCATCAAAAACTCCGCATACGGAATAGTCATCATCGCGATAGCAATTAATAGCTTTATATGTTTTATCTATAATTATGTAGGAATATTCGACTGCAATAATATTTCCGTTCTTACCACTATATTTACTGAAAGTAAAATCGGTTGCCCATTCTTTGTCCTCCCAAGAATCAGGCATTGTAACATCCGGTGTACTTATTCCGTCAACAAGTATATTAAAGTAATCCCTAATGCTTTCAGGAGTTTCAAATGTAACATCCGGGAAATTGTCCATTACTTTGCCTATATTTATATATTCAATATTATCGCAAATTAAATCTTTAATACCATCATATTTACCATTAAATAAATCATTATAAGCTTGTTTGTATTTGTCATCAATTGGCATTAGCGAAGGAATGATATAGTTATCTATACTTAACTTGTAGGGAGAAATTTTATCGTTGGCATTTGTTTCGTTTGCTTTCGAACTAAAACAGGC